TTTGATGGTTTCTCAACTAGCATAGGTGGTGCTGGAACTGAATTGACTATTGATAACATTTTCAAAGCAGTTGCAACTTTGCGTCAAGCAAATGTGCCAGCCCCTTATTTCGGAGTGTTTAACCCTAAAGTTATTTACAATGTGAAAAAATCATTGACTAATACTTTTGTTAATCCGAATGCTGGCGATCTTCAAAATGAAGCTATGAGAACTGGCTTTATTGGAGAGATAGCTGGTGTCAGAATATTTGAATCTTCAAATGTTGATGGCACTACTGATACAGATAACTGTAAAGGTGGAATCTTCTCTCAAGACGCTTTAGGACTAGCGATGATGCAAGACTTAAAAATTGAGTCTCAGCGTGACGCAAGTTTAAGAGCAGATGAGATCGTTGCAACAGCAGTTTATGGCGTGGGAGAACTACATGACTCTTACGGTGTTGAAATGCTAAACGAATCAGTAATTAACTAAAACTAATAAGTAGGGGTGGTAAACCCACCCCTATTTTGATATAAAAAATTATGACTATAGAAACTGTAAAACTTATTAACGATAACGGAAAAGTAATTGAAAGGTCTAAAGCAAGTTATGAATCCAATATCGATGCTTTGACTAGACGAGGTTGGAAACTACATGGCGGCAAAAAAATAGCCAAACCAGTTTCTAAACCAGTTAAGGAAGTAAAAAAAGTCGTTAAAAAAGTTGCAAAAAAAAAGAAAAGTAAAAAATAATGGCAACCTCAGAGTTCGCAGTTGCAAATACAAATTTGCAAAAAATTCAGCCTGACATATTAGGGTTTGGTATTGCTGACTTTGGAGATCAATTACAATTTGCTGAAAACGATGTATTAAGACGTATCAGAGAGGAATGGTGGGAAAGATACAGACACCAAGTAAGATACAAAGATATTACAAAAGTTACATCTGTTGAAATGGTAAACAGTAAACTTACTAACTCACAATGGACTCAATCTGTTGTATATTTAGCACTATGGAAATATATTTATCCTCAACTTACAAAATGGAGAGACCCTGACACTGGAGAGGGCAAAGATTCATTCCAAGTACAAATAGATTTTTACAGGGACAGATACGATGAAGAGTTCCAAGCAATATTGCGGGACGGGGTCGAATATGATGAGGACGGTGGGGGGACTGTATCTGATAGTGAGAAAGAGCCTCTACACAATTTACGATTAGTGAGATAATGGTTGCCGACATTAAGGTAAATATAAATACCATTGAAGTAAAAAATTTTTTAAAATCAATACAACAAAAACAAAAGTCAGCCGTAAATTCAGCATTAAACAGAGTTTCAAATATGGCTATCTTAATGATAACCAAAAGAACTCAATCAGGAAAATTACCTGATGGTGGTAATATGTTACCTTATGCAAAATCAACAAAAGTAAATAGACGAAAAAGAGGCAGACAAGTAGGTTTTGTAGATTTAACTGATTCGGGTAAAATGTTTCGTAGCTTAGATTTTAGAACTGGAGGATTTAAAAGCACATTATTTTTTTCAAATAAAGAAAGAGAAAAAATAGCAAGTTTTCATGATACATTTGGTGTTGGTAAGAAAAAAGTTAAAAGACCTTTTTTTGCTATTGGAAATAAAGAAGAAAATAAAATACAAGAAGAGTTTAGTAAATTTTATTTTAGTAAGTTAAAATTATGAGTAAAAGAGAAAATATAGCTAGTGATATAATCACAAAACTTGATGCTGTAACTAGCCCTATTGAGTTTAAAAAATTAACAAGAGAACCTTTTGAAGTTGAAGAGTTATCAGATGCACAATTTCCAGCCGCATTTATTCAAGCTGGAGATGAAACTAGAGAACCCTCTGCTATGGGTGCAACAGGGTCAGGAAAATACACAGGAACTATTGATTTTCTTATAGTTGCATTTGGCAAAGGTACAGACTCAAATATTGATACTGTTAGAAACCAAATTATTGAAGTAGTTGAAGAAACACTTGATAATGATATAACAAGAAATGGAAATGCGTTGGATACACAAATTATTGAGGCATCGTCAGACGAGGGTACTATCTATCCTTATGGTGGAGTCAGAATAACTGTGCGTGTAATGTATGAATTTACAAGGGGGACTGCATAATGGCTATGGATATAACAATGGTTAAAGGAGACACCAAAATAAAAATCTCGCCTGACTTTCAAGAGTATTACGAGAAACGAGGTTTTACTGTTGAGGGTAAAAATAAAAAAATATCAGTTGAAAAAGAAACGCAAAAAGTTATAAAAGAATTAAAGAAAACAAAGGAGTAATAAATTATGGCGACTCATCATGGTAAAGACGCAGTAGTTCATATTGGCGGTACTAATATCGGTCAAGCAACTGGATTTACTGTAGATACGACTCACGATGTTGTAGAGGACACAGCATTAGGTTCATCAATGAAATCATTTGTAGTTGGAAGAGGTACGTTTACAGCGTCAATAGATATGAATTTTGACGATGACGATACTGCTCAAGGAAACCTTACACAAGGTGCTACTGTAAGTGTAGAGTTCATGCCAGAGGGTTCAGGTTCAGGCGAACAAAAATTGTCTGGTTCAGGAATTGTCACTGGAATGAGTGTTGGTGTAACTTTAGATGGAGTGACTACAAGAACAGTATCTTTACAAGGCACAGGCGGTCTAACTATCGGCACAGTATAATTTAATTTATGCCAGATGATAATAAACCCGATTATTTTAGCGGAATAAGAGATCACTTTACTGGGCTAGAAACTAAAATTATTGAAGTTCCTGAGTGGGGATTGGTAGGCGATAAAGCAATTTATTGCAAACCATTTAACATGATGGAAAAAACAAAAATTTTCAAAGGTGTTACTGCTACCGATGTTAATGTTTTAATTGATGTCATAATTGAAAAAGCCTGCGATAAAGACGGAAATAAAATGTTTGATGCTTCCAATATTCTTGGCTTCAAGACAAAAGCAGATACAAATATAATCGCTGATGTCGCCAATAAAATAATGGGAACACAAAATGTCGATGTAAACGACAATAAAAAAAACTAAAAAATAATCCTGAATTACATAATATATTTGCGTTAGCTGAAAAACTCAGTAAGACTGCATCAGAAATCTTGCAAATGCCAGTCTATGAGTTTAATATGTGGCTTGCATACTTTGATTTACAAAGAGAAGACAGAGAACGGCAAGAACGTATAGCAAAAATGAGAAAATAGATGGCTACAAAAAAAGTAAATATAGATTTAATTGCAAAAGACAAAACAAGACAAGCCATGCAGTCAGCAACAAAAGGTGTTGATGGTGTTAAAAGTTCAGTAATAAATTTGAAAAATGCACTAATAGGTTTAGGTGCTGGTGTAGCTATTAAAGGTTTTGTTGATGTAGGTAAGTCAGTCGAATCACTTCAAGTAAGATTAAAATTTTTATTTGGTAGCGTAGAAGAGGGTGCAAGAGCCTTTGATGCTATGGCTAAGTTTGCTGGTAAAGTTCCTTTTTCACTTGGAGAAATTCAATCAGGTGCGGGGGTTCTTGCTGTTGTTAGTAAAGATGCAAACGAACTTTCAAAAATATTAGAACTTACTGGTAACGTAGCGGCAGTTACAGGATTAGATTTTAGAACAACAGCAGAGCAAATTCAAAGGTCATTATCTGCTGGTATTTCAAGTGCAGATTTATTTAGAGAAAAAGGTGTTAAATCTATGCTAGGATTTAGTGCTGGTGCAACAGTTTCAGTTGAACAAACAAGAGAGGCTTTATTTAAAGTTTTTGGTAAAGATGGAGAGTTTGCTGGTGCAACTGATGATCTTGCAAATACTTTAGAGGGAACTTTGTCGATGATTGGAGATAAGTTCTTTAATTTTCAAAAAACAGTAGCAGAGGAATTTTTTGTTGCTCTTAAAAAAGAGTTTGGTTCATTAGACGAGGCACTTGCCGCAAATGAGGCTACAATATTAGAGATAGCAGAAACAGTAGGTAAGGGTCTAGCAAATGCAGTAACTTTTGGTGCAGATGCTTTTAGATTTATGCACGAAAATATAGAAGCAATAAAAAAAGCTGGTTTAGCATTTGTTGTGTTTGGTATGACAAAAGCATTTATATCATTAACAGTTGGAATTAAAAAAGCTGGTATAGCTATGATGGCTTTTAATAAAACCTCTATGAAAAATTTAGCTGGTTTATTGGCGGCTGGTGCTGTTCTTTTAGCAGACTACACAGGATTTTTAGATAAACTTTTAGAAAAATTTAAAACACCAAAAACAATAGAGGATTTTGTTTCTGAAGTAGAATTGTTAAATGAAGAACTATCATTAATAAAAGAAAAAGATTTTTCTGCTGGCAGTGCATTTAGAAGAATGCAAGATGAGGCTCACGCAACTATTGATGCCATGAAAAAAATGCAAACAGAGGTTGGAGAAAACAGTGCAGAATTTTTAAGATTAGAGGGGTTGATAGAAAGCATAAGAGATTCATTAATGGAAATTCCCATACAGGAAATAACATTTGGTATTGATGAACAAAAAAACTCTTTAAAATTTTTAAATGAGGCTTATGCAGATTTTTCAAAAGGTTTTAAAGAGGCTATGGACAAAGAGGTTACTGACGGGTTTGTTAAAGCTGGTAAACAAGCATTTACATCATTAAAACAAACATTAACTGACTTTGTAATGACAGGCGAACTTAGTATGAAAAAGTTTGCAGACACAGTTAAAAGAGCATTGATTGAGGCATTGATAGGTAAAGCGGTTCAAGCCGCAGTAGATAAAGCTATGAATATGTTTAAAATGGACGCTATCAAAAAAGCATTAATTAGTGTTTATGAGGGTGCATTAAGAACTTTTGCATCAATACCTTTCCCATTCAATATTGCGGCTGTTGGGGGTGCAATAGCTTTTGGTATGGGAATGGTAAATAAAATAAAAGGTTTTGAAAGAGGTGGAAGACCACCAGTAGGGCAACCATCAATTGTCGGAGAAAAAGGTGCAGAGTTATTTGTGCCTGACCAAGCTGGAACTATCGTGCCAAATAATCAACTAGGCATGAGTCAGCCAGTCACAGTAAATTTTAATATAAATACTGTTGATGCAAGAGGATTCAATGAATTATTAGTAAATAGCAGAGGGGTTATTGTAAATATGATTAATAGTGCAGTAAATGAAAAAGGTAAGGTAGCATTAATATGAGTGGGTCTTTACCAAACACAAACTTTCAGGCAATAAATTTAAAATCAAATCAAAAGACTTTATTTAGTGAAACTGATAGTGGAAAAACATTTAGACGACAAGTACAAGGACAACGATTTAGTTTTACAGTTTCATACCCACCTATGACTCGTGCAGATTTTGCACCAATTATGGCTTTTATAATAAAACAAAGAAGCCGTAAGGAAGATTTTACAATTACCTTACCAACTACATTTGATAGTCAAGGTAACGAGACAGGAACTTTATTAGTAAATGGTTCTCACTCTGCGGGAGATACAACCATAGCTATTGATGCTTTTGCTGGAGACTCAGCTGGTCGTCTTAAAGCTGGAGACCTGATTAAGTTTGCACATGATAAATTATATATGGTGGTTGCAGATGTTACCTCATCAAGTAATGCCGCAACTGTAACCATTGAACCACCTTTAAGAACTGCGTTAGCAGATAACAGTTCTGTAACTTATAAATCTGTACCAGCAACTGTTCATTTAAATAGTGATATGCAAGAGTTTAAAACAAACGCTAACGATAAAGATGGTAATTTATTATTTAATTTTGAGTTTGATGTTATTGAAAGTTTATAATGGCAAGAGGATTATCGAGTGCGGTAAAGACACAATTAGCAACTGGAATTATTGACCCCGTTGTTTTAATAGAAATAGGTTTTGGGACACCAATTTATTTAACAAATGCCAGCTTTGATATAACGTCTAGTGTATCTGGAACATCAAGAACGTATCAATCAAATGGACATCTTCGTAGTATCACTGGTGTAAGCGAAACAAACAAACCTACGAAAAACTCATTATCTCTTAGTTTGTCTGCCGTAGATCAAAGTTATGTATCAGTAGCACTTAGTGAAAATATTATTAATGATAATGTTTATATTTACAGAGGTTATTTAGATAGTAACAATGCTTTAATAAGTGACCCATTTTTATTATTTTATGGAACAATAGACGAATATAAAATTAGCGATAATACTACAACTGCAAACTTAATTTTAACTGTAACATCACATTGGGGAAATTTTGGTAAGATTAGCGGAAGAACCACAACAGACAATTCTCAACAAAGATTTTTTAGTGGCGATAAAGGTATGGAGTTTGCGGCTTTGACTGTGAAAGATATTAAATGGGGTAGAGTATGACAAGTGTTCATTTATACCAAGCAGAAAAAAAAGATATTGAAGATTTAAACTACCTAATAAAAGATTGGAAAGATTCAGATTTAAAAGATTGTAATTTTCCTGAATTGGATACTATTAAGGTAAATCAATATCTTAATAAATTTTTACAAAATGGAAAAATTATTTGTATTAAAAATTTAGATAGAGATGAAATGATTGGGTGTTGTATATTTAACAAATCAGAATATTGGTTTAGTAAACAATCTATAATAATTATACAAATGATTTATATTCATAAAAAATTTAGAAATTATAAACTTGTAAAACAAATTATAGATATGATTAAAAAAGTAGCTGATGAAAACCCTATAGTATTATCTATAACCACAAAATTAGACATAGACCCCGTTTTTAAAAGATTAGGTTTTGAAAACATGGGTAGCAATTGGAGATTAACGTAATGGGCGGCTGGAATCCTCTTGAAGACGTAATAGATTTTGTCGGAGATATAGTTGATGTAGTTGTTGATTTAGTTGAAGATGTTATTGGGTGGCTTAATCCTATTCCTGAAACACCAGATTTTGGAGACAACATAGCCGATCAAAATGCTAAAGGTGTATTAGTAAATAAATTTAGTGCAAATGCACATATACCTATTGTTTATGGAACTAGAAAGGTAGGCGGAAATGTAGTTTTTTTAGAGACTTCAGGAACTGACAACGAGTTTTTGTATATGGCTATTGTAGTTTCTGAGGGAGAAATTGAAGATATTACTTCAATATTCATAAATGATAGTCAGGTTACTTTTGATGGAGATATTGCAGATAACACTCAAAGATCAGTTGCGAGTTCAGATGCAAATTTTTTTAAAGCACCTGATGACGACTCAAGTGCTGAAAGTTTAATAACTATTGAACCTCATTATGGTAGCGATTCTCAAAGTGCATCTACCCTTTTATCAGGTTTATCATCATGGACATCGAACCACCGACTTCGTGGGCTGGCTTACATAGCTTTAAAATTTAAGTGGAATCCTGATGCGTTTGGTTCTTTGCCAACTGTAAATGCAATAGTCAAAGGTAAAAAAGTTTATAATCCTAATTTAGATGGCACTGTCACTGGTGGTTCAGGTTCTCATAGAGCAGATACATCAAGCACATGGGAATATTCAGATAATCCAATTTATCAGTTATTAGATTATTTACGAGATGATAGATTTGGCATGGGAATACCTAACAGTTATTTTGATTCAAATTTTGCTGATTGGCAAGTGGCTGGTGACGTTTGCGATACTGATATAACGCCTTATTCTGGTGCAAGTACTATAGATTTGATGGATAGTCACACAGTGGTTGATACATCTAAAAAAGCTATAGATAATGTTAAAGATTTTGTAAGAGGCTCAAGATCATTTTTAAATTTTAGTGGTGGTCAGTATAAAATATTGGTAGAGGGTTCTGGTTCAGCCGCTATTACCCTTACAGAGGATAACATTTTAGGTGGTATTCAAGTAACAAGTAAAAATAAAAACTCTCGTTATAACAGAGTTGTAGTTAATTTTATTAATCCAAATAAATCGTATCAATCTGATACCGCACAATTTCCCCCCGTAGATGAAACAGGATTAGCAAGTGCAGATACTTTTTCTAATATGCAAACAGCAGATGGAGGCTTGTTATTAGAGGGTCGTTTTGATTTTTCTATGCTGACAGACCCACATCAGGCTCAAGAGATGGCAGAGGTAATTTTAAGACGTTCTAGAACAAGTTTAGATATAAATATAAAAGCAGATGCGACAGCACTAGATTTAAGCATTGGAGATATAGTCAATGTCACGCACGCCACGCCAAGCTTCTCAGCTAAACCATTTCGTGTTCAAGGAATGACACTAAATACAGATCATACAGTAACTTTACAATGTTCAGAACACCAAGACAGTTATTATGCTTTTGGAACACAAGTTGCACCCGCAACAATACCAGATACTACTTTACCAAACCCTTTTAGTGTGTCTCCACCAGCAAGCGTGTCTTTAGATGATGAACTTGTTGAATATGCAGATGGGATTGTAATTACTCGACTATTAATAACAGTAGGTGTATCGCCAGACAAATTTGTTGATAATTATGAAGTACAAATAAAACAAACTTTAGACCCAGACGGAAATGCTGTCACTGATTCTTTTAGAGAGGTAGCAACTGGTAAAACATTAAACTATCAACATTTAAATGTAATTGATGAGGCTACTTACCAAGTAAGGGTAAGGGCGGTTTCTACTATTGGTTCTAAATCAACATTTGTATCAGCAACTAGAAAAATAATTGGTGCTACAGATACACCCGCAGACGTTTCAGATTTTAATATTTCTATGGTTGGTTCAAATCAAATGCAGTTGAGTTGGACTGCGGTTGAAGATTTAGATATTGAATTTTATGAAATAAGATACTCAACAGGCGTATCAACAACAGAGTGGTTTAATACGACAAACTTAGTGCAAGTACCAAGAAGAAAATCTAACAGTGTAACAATAAATACAATAAATCCGCCTTATCATTTATATATAAAAGCAGTTGATAAATTGGGAAATGAGTCCGCAAACCCAGCGATTATATCCTCAAATGTGACCCAATTAGATGCTTTTACTTTAGTCAATACAATCACTGAACAACCAAGTTTTACAGGCACTTTTTCAAACATTTTTTTGACAACAGATAACAACAATAATCCAGCAATTACTTTGGATACAACTTCACTTTTTGACGACAGATCAGGAAATTTTGATGACGCTGATACATCAGGATTTCTTTTTGATACAGGCGGTCTAGATAACAATATTACATCATCTGGTAATTACATATTCAATAATACTTATAGTTTAGATGCTATTTATGACGCAACATTCCAAGTTCAACTAAGTATGCAATCTGACGACCCTTACGATTTGTTTGATAGTGGTAGAGGGGCAAGTTTGTTTGACAATGCTCGTGCACCTTTTGATGGAAATGCACCTACCAATAATTCTGCTGTTATTCAAATTGGAAGTTCTACTACAGGACTAAGCGATATATCTTCATTTACTACTATTGCACAACAAGGAACATTCAAAGGCAGATATTTTAAATTTAGGGCTTTACTAAATTCAAATGATAACAACGCCAGATCGCTTGTAAATGGTTTGCAAGTAAAATTAGTTTTTGAAAAAAGAACTGAAACTGGAGATGATGTTCAGTCTGGCACATCTACAAAATCTGTCACTTTTACTAATAGTTTTTACGCAACCCCCAATATAATTGTTACTGGTCAAGATTTATCTACAGGAGATTTTATGGTTTTAGAAAATAAATCAAAAAGTGGGTTTGACATCACATTTAAAAATAGTAGTAATACAATAATAGACAAACAATTTGATTTTCAAGCAGTTGGTTATGGTTTGAAATCTACTTAAAAAAGGTTTATAAGTAATTATGTCACAAGTTACAGATGTATCACTAGCAAACCAATCATTCGGTAGTTTCCGAACCGAATTAAATAATATTTTAGGTGCTTTGAATTCAATGCACGCTGGAACTTCAAGACCATCGTCAGCAGTGCAAGGCACGATCTGGCTGGATACAACCAATTCAGGTTCAAATTCTTTAGAGATAAAATTCTTTGACGGCTCAGATGATATTTCTTTTGCAACTGTCAATACCTCTGCAAACACTATAAATTTTATAGATAGTACAGTTACTTTTGATATTGTAAATGACACCTCTCCTCAACTTGGTGGAGATTTATCTTTAAACTCTAACGATATTACAGGCACAGGAAATGTTACAATAACTGGAAATGCTACAATCACTGGGAACGTATCAGCTTCAGGCACAATAAGTGGAAAAAAAGTTTGGGAAAGTAAATCGTCAGCATTTACAGCAGAGGGACAAAAAAGATATTTTGTTAATACATCAGGTGGGGCAGTTACAGCAACTTTACCCGCTTCGCCAACGATAGGAGATGAAATAAGATTTGTTGATGCTAATGCAACATTTGATACAAATAATTTAACAGTTGGAAGAAACGGAAAACCAATAATGGGCGATGCGTCTGATTTAACTGTTGCAACAGAAAGAGCCTCTTTTGGTTTAGTGTTTTACGACAACACTCAAGGTTGGTTATTAATGGAGAAATAAAATGAGTAATTATGAGGCTTTAAAATACAGTTTTGATGGACAGAATATAACAGGAATAGGTGGTGTATCTACAGGCACTATCGTGCCTTATGGTTCTGCATCTATTCCATCAGGTTTTTTAGAGTGTGATGGGTCAAATGTTTCAAGATCAACTTACTCGGCATTATTTGCTATCATAGGCACAACTTATGGTTCTGGAGATGGTTCTTCGACTTTTGGACTACCAGACCTTGCTGACAACGTAGCAGTTGGTAAATCAAACAACAAAGCGTTAGCATCAACAGGGGGTGCAAATACAGTTCAAACTACAGGTAATATTGCTGGTTCAACAGCTAACGCAACTTTATCAGAATCTCAACTTGCATCTCACGACCACCAATTTTATTTTGTAAATGCTTTTTCTGGTGGTGGATACGCACCAACTAGAGATGCACTACAAAGTCAAACATTTTATAACACAAATAATGCTGGGTCGGGTGGTGGACACTCTCACAACATGAGTGCTAATTTTACTGGAGATTCAACTTCAGTATTACAGCCTTACTTAGCAGTAGTTTATATAATTAAAACATAGGTAACTAAATGGCAACAAACTCACATTGGACAGTAGTATTTGAAGACAAAAGAATTATTAATCATACAATGAAAGGCACTGATGGTGTTTCGTCTGTTGCTTATGATATTGATGATGACGATTTTTGGAATCAATCTAAATGGGATAATGTTTGGGCTATTCAGTATAAAGATGACGACCACGATTATAACGATACTGTTGAGTACAGAGATGACACACCCCATGCTACATGGACAGATGCAGATTTAGGAAATTTCAGAACACAATTTGTTGATAAATGGGACTCCGCACATTTAGCTAAATTACAAAATGATTGGGATAATAATAATGGAGATACTTACGATGAAGAGGGAAACTTAACACATACTGAAACAGAGTCAGAAAAAATTACGAGAATAGGTGCAAGACCAACAGCTTATAGTTCTTATTAATTTTTTTATGCTTAATTAATGATTGAACGTAAAAATTCAATAAATCATTTTATAGGAATTTATGACAACTATATTTCTGATATAGATTGCTCACAAGCAATAAATTTTTTTAATCAACAAAACAATTTTAAAAAAACAGTTTCAAGACAAGCATTTGAAAAAGCCCCTTTAAACGAGAAAAAAGATTTGCAGTATTTTGGAGAGGCTTCTAATTTAGAAGAATGGATTGAAACACTAAAACCTATGGTTTCAAATTTTGATTTAGCGTTAAAACATTATGAAAATGAAACAGGCATTAAAGATGCTTATGGTATAAAAGATTTTAAATATGCAACATTAAAAATTCAAAAAACATCTCCGAGAGGTGGCTATCATGTATGGCACTTAGAACACAATATAGGTCTAGAAAATTCTCATAGGGCTTTAGCTTATATTATTTATTTAAACGATATAGAAGATGGTGGAGAAACAGAATTTTTAAATTTTTCTTTAAGAGTAAAAGCAAAAAAAGGTAGGATTGTAATATTCCCATCTGGCTTCCCTTATGTTCACAGAGGAAATCCACCTTTGAAAAATGAAAAATATATAGTAACATCTTGGCTATTATTATAATGATTGTTGATAGAAATTACCAAACAATAACTTACCCAATAGAAGAATTACATAAATGTAGTATGCCCGTTGTTAGGGTTAAACACGACTTTGATATTATTTTAAGTTGGGGAGAAATAGTAGAAACTTTAAATAAAAGTTTAATTACTAACGAATTAATAATGAACTTAGAAAGAGAACAATACAAACTTAATCATAATAATGCTGTCCACTACCAAGCAAAAAGAATACAAGTTAAAAAGATAAAACCTATTGAAAATCTTTTAAAAGAGATGTTCCCTGAACAATACCATGAAACAGATATATATGGCTCTTACTTAAATAGTATGGGTGGTTTTAAACTTCATAAAGATGTTGAACACTCTTTACTGCATTTACAACAAGGAGAGGCAATTGTTAATGTTGTTACACCAGAGTTTAGTTATATATTTGATATGAAACCAAATGATATGGTTTTTATAAAAAGAGGTGTCTTTCATTCAGTTATGGGATTGACACCAAGATTTCTAACTTCTTATGGTATTTTTTTTGATAGATAAATTAAATAAATTTATAATCTGTTATAAATAAAGTTGCTGTAATTCTTTTTATTGTTTGTTCTTTAAAAATAAAAGGACTATGAACAATATCTGAATTGAATAAAATTGCTCTATTTTCTTTAAATCCTATATGAGTGTTGATTTTTTTATCATCATAAAAAACTATTCCATTATTTAATTCTTCATCGCCTTGTATCATTATAAATAAATTTAAAATAGATTGTGGGTCTTTGTGAGGTATTAATTTATCTAAATTTCTAATATCTATTCCAGTATCTTTGTGAATTTTGCTTATGTTTATTTTAAACTTTTTCTTAGCTTGTTCTTTAAATAAATCTATTATGTCCAATTTACTTACTATTGATCTTAAACCATAATAATTATTATCGGCTGTAAATGCTGGACTATAAAACAATTTAGTCTTGCAAAAATTTTTTACATCTAAATGTATTTGGCTATCAAAAAAATTATCAATTATTTGAATCAATTATAGTAAACCTTTAGATTTTGGCATTATATTAAATATAACACTGTACCTATTTTCTTCATTTTTTGATGGTTCAAACCCATGTTGAATATCTAAAGGCAAAATATAATAATCTCCAGCATTAGGGGTAATTTTTAAATTTAAATCTGGTAACTCTAAATCACAACCTTTTGTTAAATAAAGAATACCATGAATACAAGGGTGTATATGTTGTTTTAGACTATCTTCTTTTTTTATTTGATTACCCCAAGCATTATGAATTATAAATTTTTCATAAAATCTTTCAAATATTTCAGGGCTATCAGTTTGATGTTTATTGATTAAATAATTAAAAAAATTTTTAAAATATTGATTTTCTATAAAGTGATTCCATTTAGTCATACCACCTTTAACATTAGTTAAAGAGTTCATAGTTTCATCTATATTATTTCTAATTTCTATTAAAAGATTGTGAATTATATCTGGATTATTAAAATTACCGAATATTATTTTTACAGTTTTAGGATAAGTAATAATTAAATTATTATTACAATTAATCTTTTTATCAATAGTGCTTATCATTATATTTTCTATAAACTAAATTTTCTATTATTTTATATGATGTTATTACTTCAGGGGTAGTTGCACAATCAGGACTACAACAAATAAAAATCATATCAAATTTTTGTTCTTTTATGTAATTTATTTTATGGTCAAATCTGAAAGATTTAAGATTTTTTAGTTCTGATGGTAAAATATGTTTTGAGTCAGGGTTAGAAATCCAAACATAATTAATTTTATTTTTATAAATATTTGATAAATGATGTAACCAATTACCCTCATCTAATTTTTGTCTTTCAGCATAAAAAATATCGTGATGATGGTCTATATTGAATAAATTATACTCATCGTACCCATGTTTGAAAAAAGGAAATATTTTATCATGTGTATAAGACAAAATTATTTTATCGTGACTGTAAATTAGAGGTATTAAATAATTAAGTAATTCTTCTTGTTGTCTTAAATTTTGTATCCAATCAAAATCTATAGAAAGTATATCAAATTTATTTATCGTCATTCTTTTTTACCAGTTATTTTCATAAAATTATCATAAGCATGATGAGAGTATTTTCCATCTTGATTTACATAATGTAAAAAAACTTGTGCTAACCCCTCTCCCTCGTACACACCAGATCGCCAATGTTCTTGTTCACAACCAGCGTACAAAATAGCATCTCCCTCATTTAAAATAAATTCTTCGCCTTTAATAAAAATAGACCAATCATCATATTTTTTTATACAAGCAGTAACACTAATTTCACAGGCTGGTCTATCTGTGTGTTTTTTTAAAGTAGCACCAAAAACATAATATCTCCAATAAGCATAAGTAGGATATATTTTTAAATTAGATTCATGCTCTACTAATTTTAATTTTTTTTCAAGAAATACATTTATTAAGGAGTCATTGTACCATGCTGGAGAAAAAGATTGCTCGTCAATACAATAATCATTACTTTGATTAAGTTTGTTATGACAATATTTTTGAACAATATTTAGTTCTTCTTTAGTAAAAAAATTCTTAATATATTTATATTTTATTGAATCCATGCAACTATGCTATATCTAATTCCTTTCGTAATAGGTTCTATTTTGTGTGGATACATAAAATTACTAGGAAAAAAAACAATTGTTCCTTTACTTAATTTTAATCTTTTTACTTCTTTTTTTTTTTGATCTGTAAAAACTAAATCTCCACCTTTGTATTCATCATTTAAATTTATTATAACACTCAAGTGTCTTGAAAAATTACTATAATTATCTGTGTGTGTTTCAAATTTACAACCTTTAGAATATTTAAGTACATTGATTTGATTTATAGTGTTGCATTCAATTTGTGGAAATTTAGATTTATAATATATGAATAATCTTTGTATTTCTTGTTTAATTAAATTCCAGTAAAATATATCTGTTGGTGTTTTATGTAAAAATTCAAAACCCTTAACATTTCTTACATTTTTATTATGACCAGATACTATATTAAGATCATTTTGAGCCTTTTTATTTATTAAAGGTATTAATTTATTTATTAAATTTTGATTTACTATGTTTTTTAACTCTACAATAGCCTCAAGATAGTGCATTGAATTTTTTATAAATAACCTTATAAGTAATTTATATAACATACAAATACAATTATTTAAATTTATAGTTGTATAAATAAAATGAAAGAAAAATGAGAAATGGATTGATAATAGGAACTATACTTGCCGCATTATTAATTTGGTTTTTAAATGGTTTTATGAACTCTGCTCTTGGGGCAGATACAAACACAGTCTCATCAACAGTCGTAACTAATAATACACCACCAACAGCTAACGCACCAAGTGTTGTAGTAAATAATTCAGACGTTTGTAAAACAGCGGCTTCGGCTGGTGTTCAGACACAGATTTTAGGAATTGCATCAGGAATTACAGTAACAGACGAAAACTGTGAACGTATTAAACTCTCTCGATCTCTCTATGCTATGGGTATGAAAGTTGCCGCTATTTCTACATTGTGTGCTGATGCAAGAGTATTTGATGCTATGTGGAATGCTGGTACTTACTGCCCTTACAATGCCAGCATTGGAGAGGAAGCAAAGCAAGGTTGGATAGCAAATTTAGATGAAATGCCAGAGGGCAGTAAAATATTTCAAAATATTTCAAAAAAACAAGAAACAGAATTGACTACAGAAACAGAGGGAAATCATGGGGATTGGCGGATTTTTTTCACTATTGCTACTTTTATGCTTTTACCACTCTTATAGTAAAGCAGAGGTTGATTGCAAAACTGATACTGTAGGTCTTTGCACACCTACTATTGAGCAAATTATAGAAGAATCAAGCATAGAGACTATTGAGTTTCAAGATGGTGGTATTTTAACAACAACCGAAACGACTACAACCACAACCACAACCACAGTCACAAATGCCGACTCAGGCGATATTTTAGATGGAGATAATGATTATGTGACCTCGTCTAGATATGAGGGGGATATGGATATTGACTGGGGAGGTCAGGGGTCAGCAACTATGCCCTCTGGTTCTACTTGCGGGCAACTAGGCACTGATAAATGTGCCATGATAACTGGTGGCGGTAATTCAACCAGTGTTATGGGAGTTCCAAATATGGGTACTACTTTTATCAATACAGTAAATATACAAGATTTAAATTTTACACATGGAGGTAGAACTAACTACGAAATCAAGGTTTATAAACCTGATGCACAAGACTCCATCTATATGCACATCACAGGAAAAAACGGAACAACTAACGTATTTAGTGGAACTGATATACTTAGTGCTAGTGGTGTAAATAGTCAGTATGGAGAATATTCAGGTGGTTTTGATTTTTCTGGTAGCCTTACATCTGTCATAATTGAAGTTGGTGGTAGAGATATAAACATGGCAGTCGGAGTTATGTTCGATGATGTTCAGGTTAATGTTTTGTATAATGTCGTAAATACTATTGTTGAACAAACTATAACAAGTGTTGAAATGTTTGTTGCTTTGAACACAGATGCCCCTGAAGAAATAATAGATGTTGTTGAAGATATATTTGAGGTAAATGCACCCGTTGAAACAGATGTTGGTTTAGATTTTGAACCTATCGAAACCGAAGATATTACTTACGAGTCTGTTGAAATAGAAATTGCAGAAATAGAAATTCAAGAAATTCAAGTTGCTAGTATTGATATGGCTGAAACTGAGGTTGAGGTAAGTGTTATTGAAGTAGAGGCGGAGATAGAAATGGAGTTAGAAATGGATTTAGAAACTGAAATAGAGATTGATACAAATGTGGGTGGAGAAGAGAATACAGAAACAACCACAGAATCAACACAAGAGCCAGACCAAACAGAAAGTAACCAAGCCGATAACGATGTCTCAGAAGCCAACGAAGAACCGAAAAAGGAATCAGTCGAAGAAACAACCGAAAAATCAGACGAGGAAACCAACGAATCGAAAACCAAAATAACTGAAAAAAAGTCAGAACAAAAGCAAGAACCGCCACAAAAAAAGACAGAAAAAGACGCAAAAACCAAAGTAGTTCAGAAAAAATCTTCATCTAAAGAAAAAGCCGCTAAAAAAGTTATGAAAAAAATTAATGATAAAAAAAGGTATGATGAATCTAGCCAAATAAAAACTCTTGTTGTTATGCAAGTATTAGGAAACACTAAAACATTTTTTGAAAGCCAACAACAACTAAATGATAGAGCAGAATTTTTTACAGACTTGACTTTGCCAGATGCCGTTATTTCTGATAATGATTTAGCTGGGTATTTTTTATTTATTGGTAGTGATGGAATAATGAATGAATTAATAGAAAGTCAGTACAAATAATGGCAAAAAAATTTAAAAATTTTGAAGCACATATACCAATAGATCATAAAACAAATATTGGACGGAGACCTAGTAAAGCAAAAATGAATAAACACAAAAGACGATCATTCAAAGCATACAAAGGACAAGGGCGTGGCTAAACAACAAACAGAAATAGATATAGGCGGTATTAAATTTAAGGGCGGTAGGGTTTTTCTCATAATTACAATTCTAACAAGTTTTGTTGGTGTATTATGGGGTGGGTTTGAGGCATACCAGCGGTATCTCGATATGGAGGCTAAAATAAACAGTTTTGTTGCACCTGATCTATCAGATTTTGACAAAAGATTGGAACTTATAAAGCAAGAGGTAGATGCACTGGAGTTTGAAATGGCTATGATTTTAGAAGAGGTCACACTTGTAGCTGATGTTGCTAAAGAACTAAAAAATGATCTTAAAGGGGACGTAAGGCGAATTGAAACAATAGTAGAAGATGTAGAAACCAGAGTAAAAGAAGATAGTAGAGAAAACGCAAAAGATTTAAAAGAGGCTATTGATGATATTAAGCAAGAAATGAAAGATTTAGAAGAAAAAACAAATATGCAAATTAAGAAAGCACTTGAAAACCCACTTAGTCAAATGAATAGATGAAATGGATATTAATTACTTATATTTGTAGTGTTGCGACTGGTGAATGTCCATCAAACTCTATAACAGGATTCCAATTTGACAATCATTATGATTGCGTGGTTGCTGGATATAAATATTCTCACAATAAATTTACAAAATTAGAAGAATTAGAAGATTTTGAAAGAGAATACATAGAGGAAAAAAAGCTAGTAATTAAATTTGAATGCAAGGGATTGAAAGCAACTAGCACATAAGGTATAAAACAGCATGACAAAAATAGCACCTAAAACAACAAAAGAGCATATTGTAAACATTTACAATAAGATTGAGGTTTTAGAAACGAATCATATTTGGCACTTACAGAGATCAATACAACGTCTAAATTATGTATTGTGGACTGTTGGCTTCATGGTGGCTACTCAATTTATTTCTTGGGTGCTTAGAATGGTGGGATAATGGACTTAGGAACTTTAAGAGAAGATATTATTAAAGAAGAGGGTGGATTAGTTTTGAAACCTTATCAAGATCATCTTGGTTATTGGACAATAGGTGCTGGACATTTAATTCGTGATGAAGAAAAAGAAGAACTTATGAAACCTATTACTCAAGATAGGGCTATAGAATTATTTATGAAAGATTTTAATATTGCACTAAAAGATATGGAAACTTTCACAGAGGGTATGGATATTGATAATAATGCCAAAGAATGTGTTGCTCACATGGTGTTTCAACTTGGATTACCTCGTTTGCAAAAATTCGTAAAATTTAAAGAGTGTTTAAAAAATAAAGATTATGCTGGTGCGATGCTAGAAATGAAAGATTCGAGGTGGTATAATCAGACCACTAACAGAGCTAATCGTATTATTGCTAAAATGCAAAAAAGTATAACTGTTGATGTCTAAAAAGGAGTTATCATGGTTTTAGGAAAATTATTAAGTGGTGGCACTGTAAAGGCTGTTGCTGGTGTTATTGATGATTTACACACTAGCGAAGAAGAAAAACTACAATTAAAAAATAGATTTGCTGAAATAGAAGCCAAACTTAAAGAAAAACAAATGTCTATCAACTTGGCTGATGCTAGTAGTCAAGCTGGTGGTATAAGTGGTTTTTTACAAAGAGCATGGAGACCGCTTATTGGTATGTCGTGTGCTTTAGCGATATTTTGGGAATATGTATTATCGAAATTTATATTATTTATCTGTGGGTTATTTCAGTATGAAGTGACAAATATACCACAGATGGATATGGGTACTTTAATGCCCCTCGTGATGGCTTTACTTGGAATGTCAGGAATAAGAAGTTTCGAGAAATTAAAGAAAATAAACACCGACAAAGGAAAGGAGTAATTTATGGTCAAAAAGAAAATTGAACAACAAGTTACTAAATGGTGGCACGCATTTACAGAAATGAAATCTTGGGTGCAAATATTAATCGCTGTTGCAGTGGTTGTAGCGGCTCACAACTATATTCTTCACTAGACTATGGCTAAGAAGAAAAAGAAAACAGTTGGACTGACCACAAAACAGAAAAAGTTGCCTAAAGCCTTGCAGATGGCAATTTTGAAAAAACAGAAAAAGGGGAAATAATATGCCTTATCATACTGGCAAAGGTTCTCACTCTAAAGGCATGAAAAAAGGCAAAAAGTCTAAAATGTCTAAGATGAGTAAAAAAAGAAAGAAGAGAAGATAATGGTTAAGGTTGCATCTATTTCAAAGTTTACAAAAGACTTAAAGCCAAGACAGCGTAAAACAATGAACCGCCACGCAAGGCATCATTCATTGAAACACATGAGGTCAATGGCTAACGCTATGAAAAAGGGTGCAACCTTTGCTCAAGCTCATAATCGTGCTATGAGATCGGTTGGTAAATGAGTGGATTTACGACATCATCAACAATTTCCGAGTTAATTAACAAAAGACCCATAAATCGTAAAAGAAAGACCAAGCAAACTCTAAAAGCACCCCAAAATCGCAATTTAAGAGCCGTACAGAGGGTCTTGAGGGTTAGAGGTACTTAGTACCCCCAAACCTCTCTTCTAGCCTCTAGGACGGCTTTATCACGCCAAATCCAATCATCAGGATTAGGAATAATGCTATTTTTGACATCTTCCTTAGAATTTACGGATTCTAGATACTTACCCATAACAGATATAATATGCTCACATACTTTCATAGGCGTATCATAATCATTAATGCTCATAGGTACAAAATTCGCACCACTTTTATTTGCTATTAAATACCAAAGTTTTTGCTGTGCATTTGTCCCTCTATGATAAATAGATTGTTGTATCGCATGAGACATAGATAAACCAGTAGGTTTTCGATTGGTCGTTTTAAGATCAATAAAAAAATCCTCTTTTGTATGCTTATCTTCAAAATGAAAGTCAGTGTAGCCGATTATTGGTATGCCCTTAATATCAAGTTCGACTA